CCGTTCCGCACGCTTCCAACGTGGGAGCGGCCTGTGAGCAAGCCCTGGAGGCCCGTGGTGGCCTTGCGGGTCGAGGTCGGGTACCGGCTACCGGTTAGCTGGAACGTTTTGATCGTTTCTCCTGTTCAACGAGTCATATCCGTAACGATGGGTTATGATGGCTGGTGTGAGGACGTGTGAGGGTTGCGGTGAGCGTTTGGACCCGTTGTGTCGGGCCGACGCGAGGTTTTGTTCGACTCGGTGTCGGATGGCAGCGCATCGTCGCCGCCGGACTGTGCCGGCCGAGCTGCACGAGAGAGCCCGTTGGGTGCGGTACTCGGCACGGAAGGTTCCGCTCCGGGTAGGTGGCGGCTGCGCCTCGTCGACGGATCCGTCCTCCTGGGCGTCGTTCGACGAGGCGGCAGCTTCCCCGATCGGTGTCGGGCTCGGGTTCGTCCTCAACGGTGACGGCATCGTGTGCATCGATCTGGATCATTGCCTTGAGGGTCGCCGTTTGGCGTCGTGGGCTCAGGAGATCCTGGCCGCGTTGCCGCGAACGTATGTCGAGGTTTCTCCGTCGGGTTGCGGGTTGCACGTTTGGGGATTCGCTGACGTCGATCGTGCGGTCGTTGTCCGTCGGGATGATGGTGGCGGGATTGAGCTCTATTCGATTGGCCGGTATCTGACGGTGACGGGTGACCGTTGGTCGGATGCTCCGCTGAAGTTCGCACGACTTGAAACAGCCGGAATGGTCTGACTGGCGTTTTCGGCGGTGGAAGGATTCGGGTGGCTGGTTCGACCCGAGTGGGAAACCGCAACGCCTCGAAAAAGTGGATTGATCCTGGTCCGCCGCCGTGGCAAGCATGGCGCGACAAGGATCGGGCGAAACGAGCGATCCGCTGGATCGAGACGTTTTGCGAACTCCCGAAGGGCCACGGCGCGGGCAAGCGGGTTCGCCTGGCCGAGTTCCAGAAGGAGTGGCTCCGCGAAGTGTTGCGCCCTGGCGTGACGTCGGCGTGTATGAGCGTCGGACGCGGAAACGGGAAAAGCACACTCCTGGCCGCGGTGGCGTTATGGGCTTTGTTCGACCCGGATGAAGGCGGCACCCCTCAAGTTCCGATCGTGGCGACGACCGTCCAGCAAGCAGTCCGTTCGGTTTACGGTGTGGCGCTTGAGATGATCGCCAGGAACCCGGTTCTCGCTGACCGTGCGCTCGTCTATTCGGCTATTGGTGCTCAGAAGATCAAAGCGCCGCAGACTGGCGGCGAGCTGTTCCCAGTGAGTAACGACCCGGATGGCCTTCAGGGCCTCGACCCGAGCCTCGCCGTGTGTGACGAGGTCGGTTTCCTCCCGGTCGAATCTTGGTCGAGTCTTCTCCTCGCGTCGGGCAAACGTCCCCGATCACTTGTGGTTGGGATCGGCACTCCCGGTTTCGATAAAGACTCTGCGCTGTGGCAAATGCGGTCGCGGGTCATGTCGGGCGACACCATCCCCGGATTCTGCTTCACCGAATACGCCGGCGCTGAAGGTTGCGCCGTTGATGATCGAGACGAGTGGGCAGCTGCGAACCCTGCGCTCGGTGAGGGTTTCATGAACCCTGACGCGTTGGAAACCGCTGTGGCTCTCAGCCCGGAGGCACATTTTCGAATTTTTCGTTTAGCCCAATGGGTCGACGGTGTCGAATGTTGGCTCGGAGACGACGGTCGTTCCATCTGGCGTGTCCTTGAGGATCCTTGGGAAATGGAACCGGATGCCGATACGTGGGTCGGCGTCGACGTCGCTCTGCGGCACGATTCGACGGCCATCGCCTGGTGCCAACGCCGCCCGGACGGCAGAGTCCACGTTCAGGCTCGGATCTGGCTTCCCGCCGAAACGGGCCGCCTCGATGTGAGCGACGCGATGCAACACATCCGGGAGCTCGGCGGCCGCTACCGCCTCCGAGGCGTGTTCTACGACCCAAGGTTCTTTGACCTTCCCGCGCAACAACTTCTCGACGAGGGTTATCCGATCGTCGAGTTCCCCCAGTCGATCGAGCGGATGTCGCCGGCGATCGGCGCTACCTATGAAGCGATCCGGCGTGGTGAGATCAGCCACGATGGCGACCCGGTATTCGAAGCTCAAGTGTTGAACGCAGTCGCGAGATACAACGAGCGCGGGTTCACACTTGCAAAAGCCAAAAGCAAGGGCAAGATCGACGCGTGTATCGCTATGGCAATCGCCTACTCGTCGACCATGCAATCCACCAACGACGCGGAGGCGTTCGCCGTATGGGCCTGATCGGTCGGATCGTGATCGTCGCGGGCGCCACTGTCGCCGCGGCTGGCGTCACGCTTATCACTGTCCCCGGCGGTCTCATCTTTAGCGGCTTGATCCTGGTCGCATATGCGACCATCTTCCTCCTGGATTTCTGATCGAGGCATTGTGGCGACATTGATCGAGCGGCTCCGCCGCACCGACACCGAATCCCGCTACTCGTTCGATCAGTGGCTGTCAGAGATGGTCGCATCGTCGTTTTCGTATGCGGGCAACTCGTACACCTTGCCTCTGAACACAAGTTACGGAGCGTCCCCCGTCGAGCCAATCGGGCCGAGTTTTCAGGCGCACGTTTCTGGTGCCTACCGGGCGAATGGCGTGGTCTGGGCGTGCATCCTGGCGCGCCTCCTCGTCTTTTCGGAGGCTCGTTTCCAATTTCAGCAGCGTCGGAATGGTCGGCCTGGTCCTCTGTTCGGTTCGCCTGAACTCGCAATTCTTGAGAATCCTTGGCCGAACGGCACGACCGGCGAGCTCCTGTCTCGCATGGAACAAGACGCGTCGCTCGCCGGAAACTTTTTTGCGGTCCGAGAGTCTATGGCGATTCTGAACCGTGATCGTCTGACTCGCCTCGATCCGTCTCGAGTTCAGATCGCCATGGCAGGCCCGGAACATAACGCGCCAGTCATCGGGATCATTTACACGGATCAGATGGGCGTCGACGGCGAGTTTTATCCGATCGAGGAGGTGGCCCACTGGTCACCAATCCCCGATCCGCTCGCCATGTATCGCGGAATGTCGTGGCTGACTCCGGTCCTACGAAATGTCGAATCGCACAATGCGGCGACGACCCATAAAGCGAAGTTCTTCGAGCATGGTGCCACCCCGAACCTCCTTGTGACGTTGCCGAAAGAGGTGAGGTCCGAGGAGGCCGAACGGTTTGCAGACAAGTTCAGGGAAACGAACGAGGGCGTCCGCAACGCGTATAAGACCCTGGTCTTGGGTGGAGGTGCCGACGCCACGGTGATCGGTACGAATCTCCAACAGATTGATTTCCGGTCGACCGCCGGGTCCGATGAGACGTTGATCGCCGCGGCAGCCGGTGTGCCTGCCACCATTGTCGGCATTTCGGAGGGTCTGGCCGGGTCGAGCCTCAACGCCGGGAACTTCGCCCAGGCGCAACGCCGATTCGTCGACGGCACCATGCGGCCTCTGTGGCGCTCAGCGTCCGCAGCTCTCGCCGCGATCGTCAAGGTCCCAGTTGGGGCGGAACTCACCTACGACCCTCGAGACATTGCGTTCCTCCGCCAGGACGAACGCGACGAGGCTGAGATTCGCGTCTCAGAAGCAAATGCGATCCGCCAGCTCGTCGACGCCGGATTCAACCCTGACGCCGTCATCGACGCGGTCCTCACCGGTGACATCGACCGGCTGACCGGAACTCATTCGGGGCTCTTCTCCGTGCAACTTCAAGCGCCGGGTGCCGATACCACGGTGACACCCCCGGCTCGTGCCGAATCGACGACGGCGGAAACCCGCGGTCTCGATGATGGCATCTACCCGCCGACTCCACGTCAGGCGGCGATCTACCAGGCGCTCGAGGACGTCGTCGAAGTGTTCGGCCCGTTCGATCAAACCACCGGCCCGGATGGCAGCCACTACGTCGAGGCAAGCCCGTTCGCATCGGAGGGCATGGTCTGCTCGTCCTGCTATTTCTACGATGGGCCTCGCGCGTGCGAGATCGTCGCTGGCGATATTGCGCCTGAGGCAGTCTGCAAGTTTTGGACAATCCCGGCCGCGTTGATGAGCCCGCCGGCGGCATTGTGAACACTCTGGGGGAGGAATCCGGTCGGGCAACCGACGAGACTCCTGGAGAGACCATGTCCTACTCGCGCGAGAATCTGGTCCGCGCCAACTTTGGCGAGGCGTCCATTGGTGACGGTCGAACCCTGGTCGGTTATCCGATCGTGTTCGACACCTGGACCACGATCAACAGCTACGAGGGCCAATTCCGCGAGCGGATCGCTCCTGGTGCTGTCACCAAGACCCTAAGCGAAAACGCCGGGTCGGTGAAAGTCCTGTTCAATCATGGTATGGACCCGCAGATCGGGGATAAGCCACTCGGACGGGCGACCGTCCAGCAAGTCGATTCCCGCGGGTTGTACGTCGAGGTCCCACTCTCCGACACGTCGTATAACAACGATCTAATCGCTCTCATGCGCGACGGAGCGCTCGACGGAATGAGTTTCCGATTCTCCGTCGTGAACGAACAGTGGGACACCCCGAAGGGCGGTCTGCCCGAGCGGACCATCACCGAGTTGCGCCTATTCGAATATGGCCCGGTGACGTTCCCTGCCTACGAAGCGACGACGGTCGGTATCCGCGCAGCCAACGAGTTTTCTGTGTGGCGCGACCTCCCGACCGAGACCCAATCCGAGATCTCCCGACTGGTCGGAATCTCGTTTGATCTCCGCACCCTCAACCCGGAGCCGGTTTCGGCCACTCCGTCAGAGGGCCGCGATGCACTCCCCGAGGAGCCGGCCGCCGGCCACTCCGAGGCAGTCCACATTCCCGGCGACGTTCGACGTCAAGCCGCCCGAGCGGCTCTCCGACGCGAACGCGCCAGACAACTAGGAGTAATCTGATGAACGAGCGAATCATCGAACTCCGGTCGGACCTCGACGCGTTGCGCGCCGAGATCGCCGGATTCGCAGACGCCGACGTTCTCGACACCGACGCCGAGGCGCGGTTCGACGAGGCCGTCACCAAGTTCGAGACCGTCCAGGCCGAGCTCGTCAAGCTTGAGGAGCGTGCCGTGAAGGTTCAGGCGATTCGTACCGCACCGGTGCGCGAGGCGGCCGTGAGCCCGACCGTGTTCGTCCCGTCCGGTCGGAACATCTTCGACCTGTCCGACGTCCGGTCCATGGACCCGAAGGCCGCAAAGGCGGAACTCCGTGCCCGTGCCCTCGACGCGATTGAGCACGCCCCCGAGCACCTGAGCGACGCCGCCCGGGAGACCGCTACCCGCCACGCGGAGCGTAACGCCGGCATCGCGGAGCACATTCTCCGTACCGGTTCCCCCGAGTACCACGAAGCGTTCGAGGACTACATCACGGGCGTCGAGCATGGCGCCCCGGGCGTCGAGGCTCGTGCGGCTATGAGCCTCACCGGCGCTAACGGTGGGTACTTGGTCCCGTTCACCCTCGACCCGACGGTCATCCTCACGAACGACGGCGCGGCGAACCCGTTCCGGTCGATCTCGCGGGTGGTCACGACCACGACGAACAACTGGAACGGCGTCTCGTCGGCCGGTGTGAGCGCCGAATGGCTCGCAGAGGCGACGGAGACCGCTGACGCGTCTCCGACGTTCGTCCAGCCGTCGATCACCGCTCAGAAGGCCGCCGCGTACGTTCAGGCGTCGTTTGAGGTTGCGAGCGACGGTGCTGGTGTGGCAGCTGAAATCGCCATGCTGATCGCTGACGCGAAGGACCGCCTTGAGGCCACGGCCTTCGCGACGGGTTCCGGGTCGGGTCAGCCGAAGGGCATCGCGACCGTGATTACCGCTACCACGGCGTCGCGTGTCGCTGGCTCGTCGGGTGCGGCTGGTGCCGCCGACCTGGTCGCCGCCGACATCTACGCGGTCGATAACGCGATGGCGTCCCGCCACCGTGGAAACGGCTCGTGGGTCGGTTCGCGTACCGTCTTGAACAAGGTCCGTCAGCTCGCCACGGGTTCCGGCCCGCAGCACGCGTTCTGGACTGACTTCGGTGGGGCGCTCCCCGCGAACCTGATCGGTTACCCGGTGTACGAGGCCTCGGCCATGGACACCACGATCGTCTCAGGTTCGAACGACGACGTCCTGATCCTCGGTGATTTCGCCACTGGCTATGTCATCGTCGACCGGGTCGGCCTGTCCATCGCCTACAACCCGCTCGTTCTCGGGTCGAACCGTCGACCGAGCGGTGAGGTCGGCTGGTTCGCGACCTGGCG